TTCATTGCTGGCGCGATGCAGACCTTTGGCGCTGGTGTCCTAGAGCAATACATAGATGTCCGTGACTACCTGACCCGCAGAGCTACGGCGCTGGGTCTACCGATCAAAGGACTTGTCAAGTCCGAAGAGCAACTGCAAGCTGCCCAGCAGCAAGCACAACAAGCAAGCATGGTTCAGCAGTTCGGTCCTCAAGCCCTTGATATGGCTAGAGAGGCCGTCACACAACCCCCAACGGAGGAATGATGAGTACGTATAACAAGGTTGAGTTTGAAGACGGTATGACAGGAGAGCCTCCTGTTGACGAGGCTATGGAAGCTGCGGCGGCTGAGGATAACCCAGGGATAGTCGGTGACGGCGACCTTGAGATTCCCGGCGAGGAGCCCAACTACTCTGACCTACTAGCTGAGAAGTTCGGTGGCGATGTTGACAAGATGGCGCAAGCCTACAGTGAGTTAGAGCGCAAGATGTCTGGGGCTTCTGAGCCTAGCGAAGCCGCTGAAGCTCCCGTAGGGACTGCGGACATGGACACAGTTCAGCCGTACATCGACGAGTTTGCTTCTACTGGTGAACTGACAGCCGCCTCACGCGAAGCCCTAGAAGGTATGTTTCCCCCGGCTCTAGTTGAGGACTACCTCGCTAAGTCGGCTATGGCGCAGCAGTACACTTCAGCGCAAGAAGAGCAACACCTCACAAGTATCTATGAGACCGTTGGCGGTGAAGCCCAGTACGCTCAGATGGTCAACTGGGCAGCGCAGGCGCTACCAGCCGAAGCTGTTGAAGCCTTCAATACAAGCGTCAACGGCACAAGCCACCAAGCCGAGCTAGCTGTCCGAGGACTTGCGGCTCAGTATGCGTCGAGTGGTGCGCCTAAAGCACCAAGCCTCCTCCAGTCAAAACCTCAAGGTGTGACCGGAATGGCTCCCTATGAATCGCTGAGTCAGATCACTCGCGACATGGCTAGTAAAGAGTACAAGCAAGATCCAGCCTTTCGCGCAAAAGTCCAAGCCCGTATGGGTGTCTCCAACGTAATCTGAGGATAAACCAATGCCTAAAGTAACCCCCGGTTCATTGTTTAGCACCAGCGAAGGCTGGTTCACTTCTATCACCACTTACATGATGAGTGACCTGATCGCTGGCAGCGAAGATTGGCGCGTACAGTCCGCTGGAGCCCTAGCTCTTGCGGTCATCGTGGGCGCTTATGTTGTCATGCGAGCCAAGGTCAAGATGGCTGAAGCCTCCAAGGAGACCCTCTAGTGGGCCGCTCTGTCTGCGCTGTCGCCCTCATCCTACTGACTAGCTGTCACATGCTGGATAAAGGTGTGATGGTAGAACAACCCGATGGCTCTGTCATCGAGACCACTGTCGGCAACGTGCTTGCTGACTCCGCGACTCCCGCTGGGGAGGCCGTTGGAACCGTGGTCACAGGATTCACCGCGAACCCCATGCTCGGAGGCGGGGCCGCTGCACTAGTGGCCGGACTCCTTGCAGGACTTCGCCGTAAAAAGAAGCAAACTACGACACCAGCAGAACCTACTGTCTGACCCAGCCCAGCTTTGACTGGATAACTGGCCGATCCAGGGTACGGATTACTCAGGTGGCGTGTTGTAACCCATGACACACCCCAAGTTTTTCCCCCTTACATAAGGAGTTACCACAATGGTAGCCATTTCACGCCTCGGTACTATTAACGGTGCAGCCACTGACGGCTCCGCTGAGTACGATCTATTCCTCAAAGTCTTCGGCGGCGAGGTTCTTACTACGTTTCAAGAGTCTAACCTGCTGATGGACAAGCAGATGGTTCGCACCATCCAGTCCGGCAAGTCGGCTCAGTTCCCTGTCCTCGGCACGGCTAGTACTAAGTACTCCGTTCCCGGCGAAAGTCTAGTCGAAGATTCTGGCTATCTCAGCCAGATCAAGGCCAACGAGAAGATCATTCACGTTGACCAGTTCCTCACCTCTAGTGTGATGGTCGCAGACGCTGACGAGTTGATGAACCACTACGATGTGCGTTCATCTTACGCGACCATGATTGGCCGTGCGCTCGCCAAGCAGATGGACATCAACTGCATCGGCTCGATCTATGCTGCTGCTAAGTCAGCCGCTACGATCACTGGTGGCGCAGGTGGCACTGTCCTCACAGGCGGCAGCGCGACTCTCGTTTCTACCATCAAAACGAAAGCGTTTGAGGCGGCTCAGAAGCTCGACGAGAATGACTGTCCTTCGGAAGACCGATTCCTCCTTGTGAAGCCAGCGGCTTACTACGCACTTACTCAGGACACTACCGTTCTGGATAGGGACTTCAGTGAACACTCTGGCGACTACGCAGAAGGCCGTGTCTACAAGATCGCAGGTATGACGATCCTGAAGACCAACAACATGCCTTCAACGGACCTTAGCGGTACGGCTGAAGAACTTGGCATCCGCAACGACCCGTTCGTTGGGGCTGGTAAGGACTATACCGCTATCGATTGGTCTGATGTTCACCAACTGGCTTTCCACAAGTCGGCTGTTGGAACTGTGAAGCTTGCGGACCTTTCGGTCGAGAGCGAGTACCAGCTTGAACGCTTGGCGACCCTCATGGTTGCTAAGTACATGTGTGGTCACGGTGTTCTTCGCCCTGAGTCGGCTGTCGCTATCGAGACGGCCTAATGATCTAGTCGGATTCCTCCTCCGACACCTAGGGGTGGCCTTGAGTTCGCTCAGGGTCGCCCCGCCTTTCCCACCTGAGAAACCCCCCCTATGGCTATAACCTACACCAAGAAACTAGAAGCAGTCAACACGATGCTTTCAGCGGTGGGGTCCAGCCCCATCAGCAGCTTGTCGGGCGCGATGAACGCAGACGCTGTGGTTGCTCAGAATATCCTTGACGAAGTCCTGCGTGAAGTCCTCAGTCTCGGCTGGGCCTTCAACTACGAGAGCAAGGTCGAGTTCGCCCCGAATACCAGCGACGAGATTGAACTGAGCGGCAGCGTAGCTCGCATAGACAACACCCCTGGATATAACACGGACTTCGACGTTGTCCAGCGGGGCTCTAAGTTGTACGACCGGAAGAACCACACTTACACGATCACGAAAACGCTGACCTGTGACGTTGTGTACTTCCTAGAGTTCGAAGAGATTCCAGAGGCTGCTCGACGTTACCTAATGATCCGAGCGGCTCGCATCTTCCAAGACCGCATGGTTGGCTCCGCTAATCATCACGCTTACAACATGATTGACGAAGTGCGAGCCCTAGTTGACCTGAAGGATCATGAAGGCGATACAGCCGACCATTCGATCTTCCAGAGTTCCGATGTCTTCCGTGTGATCAACCGCCCGAATGCCCTGAATAACTCCAGCATCAACACGCTCTAATGGCTCTAGTTAGCACTCCTGTCCCCAACTTGGTTGGGGGCGTTAGTCAGCAGCCAGCAGCTATGCGCTACCCCGGTCAAGCCGAGGAGCAAGACAACGGGATGTCCACGGTTGTCGCGGGGTTGGCTAAACGTCCACCGACCGAGCATATCGCTAGGGTGTCCACGGACACTTCAGGTGACCTGTTGATCCACATGATTAACCGGGATACGACCGAGCGGTACGTTGTGGCTCTCGGTGACCAGAGTGTCCTCTTATCGAATGCCCTACGAGTCTACGGTATCGACGGCACACTGAAGACGGTGCGGAACAAAGGCGGTGACCCAGCGATATCTGCGGACTTTACCTACCTAGACTGCTCGAACCCCGTGGAAGACCTGAAGGTTCTGACGGTCAACGACTACACCTTCATCGTCAACAAGACGAAGACTGCGGCGATGTCTGCCGATGTCACGACTGACCCAGGACACCAAGGTTTGGTATCAGTTGTCCTAGGTAACTATAAGACTCAATACACGGTTGATCTCAAGTTCGGGGCAGACAACATCAGGGTTGTCAAGGAGACCTCCGCGGGTGATGTGGGAGACCTCCAGACCACTAGTATTGCCCTCAGTATCTACACCGCACTGACTACTGGAACGGGTACGGGCTGCACAGTTAGCCGTGACGGCAGCGCGACTTACCTAGCTGATGCAACTAACGGTTGGAGTCTAGCTGTCTCGGGGTCTACCATCTCCGTCAAGCGGACGGTAGTTACCGAAGACTTCATAATGAACATTGAAGACTCTGTGGGCAGCGGTAATACCACAGCAGTCAAAGGTACGGCCCAGACCTTCACGGAGCTACCGCTGGTTGCGCCTAACGGGTTCGTTACCAAGATCGAGGGTGACCCCGAGTCAGCAGCGGATGACTACTATGTCAAGTTCGTCACCACGAACGGACAGGCATTCGAGGAGGGCACTTGGGAGGAGACAGTTGCCCCCGGTATTACCTACAAGCTCGACTCGTCTACGATGCCTCACCTTCTCCTAAGGCAAGCTGACGGAGACTTTAGGTTTACCCCGGCTGACGGGCACACTTACAACCTGAGTGGCACGGACTACACTGTCCCCAAGTGGGGCGAGCGTGAGGCTGGCGATGCGGACACGAACCCTGACCCCAGCTTTATTGGTCAGGGCATCAACGACATCTACTTCTTCAAGAACCGCCTAGGTCTACTGACAGGCGAGAGCGTCTTGATGAGTGAAGCCGCTGTCTTCTTCAGTTTCTTCCGTACAACGGTGACCCAACTGTTGGACTCCGCTGTCATTGATGTCACCGCTGCCCACACCAAGGTCTCTGTGCTTAGGCATGCGATCCCCTTCGTGGAAGTCTTGGTGCTATTCAGTGACCAGACACAGTTCGTCCTGAAGTCCGAGGGAATGCTGTCCCCGAAATCCGTCAGTATCACTCCCAGTTCGGAGTTTGAGAACAGCCAAGACACCACTCCAGTGGCTACAGGTGACGCGATCTTCTTCGCAGCAAGCCGTGGGCCATACTCAGGTATCCGAGAGTATCGGGATGTCTCTAGCCAGCGGTTGAGCTTTGAAGCCCAAGAGGTTTCAGCCACGGTCCCCACATACATCACTGGGAATGTCACCAAGTTAGCTGCGTCTACAAAGGAAGACATCCTGGTAATCCTTGCAACTGGCTCGACACAGACTCTCTGGGTCTACAAATACTTTAATAATGGCGGCAAGAGAGTCCAGTCGAGTTGGTTCACCTTTACTCTAGGTCCAGATGCAAACATCAAGAACGTGGACTTCATTGACTCTACGTTGTACCTGCTAGTCCAACGGGCCGAGGGTGTGTTCCTAGAGAAGATGTCTCTGGAGCCGGGACAGAAGGACGCAGACAGCACCTTCAGTATCCACTTGGACCGCAAGATCAAAGAGACCGACTGTGACTCGCGGACCTACGACTCTGCCACAGACCAGACCACTCTGAACCTCCCGTATGACCTCGCGGCTGGCAGGACAATGCAAGTTGTCTCTAGGGCCACAAGTACCGTGGAAGCGAACATCAACTACAAGGTGCTGTCCACTGGAACAGACACGCTAGTTATCGGGGGGGACAGGACAGCCGATCCGCTATGGATAGGCGAGCAGTACACCTTCAAGTACACCTTCTCCGAGCCAGCCTTACAGATTGCCTCCCAGCGCGGGGGCATGGCTCCCGTTCTATCGGGGCGCTTTCAGGTACGCAGGGGTACACTCTTGTATGCCGAGTCTGGTTACTTCAAAGTCTCTGTAACGCCGGACAATCAGACAGCGTTTACCTACCCGTTTACCGCCCAGATTATTGGGGCGGGGCTGCTGACTATCGGA